TCTTGAGAGCATCGGTTATGCGCGTATATGCTTCGGAGCTTTTATTGTGTTCGGTAAGGGCCCTTTGTAGCCTTTCTATTTCGGTGTCAGTGTCAGATATTTTCTGTCGCAAGGAGGCACTATTGGATGCCAAAAGTGTAGTATGTAACTTAACCGCGCTATTAAGACCACCGGTCGCTTTAGCATGATCATACATCTTTTGGCTGATTCTTTCTAGCTCAACCTGGACTTGCTGTTCTTTTGTGATCGCCTGGGTTAGCGTGTTGAGGTATTCTTCCACACTCGCCTTGCCCTTGACGATACCTTCAATGGCTGTGGCACGTTCTGATTTTTCTTTTTTTGATTCGGAGCCTTTGTCACCAGCAATCATACCAGCGACAGCGTCGATTTCTTGTTTTGTAATATTGCGGCCGGCGAAAGCCTTAGTTAAAATACCAACAATATTTGATTTTGTTAAACCAGCCAACTACTAACCCTCTCTTATTTAAAAGGCCACTTTATCCCTGTCTGGCGTTCAAAATTGCCGACAGCGCCTTGAAGCTTATACTTGCTATTATATGTTGCCGGGTTATTAAGTCCATTATCGATATATGATTGGATATAATTTCTGTTGGCCATTAGCGCTCCCTCAAAGTCTCTAATTTGAGATTTGGTTCCGCGGATCTTTCCAACAGGCAGGATTGAATCCGAGCCAAACATTCTCTGGAGAATGATCTTCACGGTTTCCCCAAACATGGCCAGAAAACTTTCGTTTAACTCTTTCTGATTTAAATTTATTTCGATCGGGACCAAATCACCGGATTCATCGTTCATGATAACAACACCTCTTAATAATTAGATTTGACCTAGAAAAAGCGCTGTTTTTGGCCTCAACGAGAAGACTTCTTCGAATGCGCGTCTCTCATAGCTTCGTTTTCATCGGTAATTTGCCTGGAAAGGCGGCGGACGAACCACCTTCTTAGCCCAACAGGAAGGTTGTAAGATTCGAATAGACTCCAACCACCATAATATTTAAGGTAAAAAAGTTCTTCGTATACTTGTTCACTATACTTTAACGTCAGGCCAAAAAAAGTTGGCGTTTAACGGTACGCCTATTACCTCCTCAGCCCCACACTCATTACAAGAGAGGGGAGCTAGCAGCTCAATATCTGGCATAGCCGCTTGGTATGCTCTTCTGAGGTGCCGGAAATCAAACGCAGGAAGCTGTTCATAAACTTCTCTTATTTGATGAGGGTTTGTTTCACCATTGATCGAAATGGTAATCATTGAAAAATTGTCAATCAGTCCAACAGATTCATTCACCCTTAACTTTTTCAATCTCTTTGTTTTTTCAGCCAAAGCCTTTTCATCTGCTCCAATCATTGGTCGCAGCTCGAATGTCAAATCTGTTTTGGGCGTCGTAATTAGTACAGTCTTATTTGAGGTTATCTCCGCGTTTTCGAGAGCCATTACAAACTCATCAGGGCCGCCTGATCCGATTTCATCCAGGTCGAAATCGAACGTCTGATGGGACTGGCATACCGGGCAAGTAACCTTCGCACCATACTGGCTCCCATAGGCGCTTATCCGAGCTGCGAGGAGCAAGGCATTTTTGTCACCCACAATCAACGAATCAAGGCTAATATTCTCGTCGATTATTAAGGAGTTTAACACCCTATCAATCGCCGAGCCGTTCCTAATGAACGCGGTATTAGTTAGTATATCTTCTTCTTTGGCTGTCATGTGCTTCAGCTCAATTGAAGCCTTGCCTTCAAGTGGGTGCCCGGGCGGGTAAAGGAGACCGGCACTAGGCAGGTCGACAACATCAGTACCCATAACAAAAGATATGCCGGCTAGACCTTTTGCTTCCTGTGCTGCTGCGGCTGCCTCTAGCGAAGTGTCCGGTGAAGCCGGGCGTGGGGAGGATTCAAGATCCCCCAAGCGACTAGAATTATTTCTTTTCATTAAAACCTCTCTTTAAACAAAACTATCAAACTATTCTATTATACCAAAAAATTATGCAACCTTTAACTCTTTTATTATCCCGCGCTGCCGACAATTGCATAGTCATATCGTATTGTCATATCTATTGTCACAGCATCTTCATTAGAGTAATCGAGGCTACCAAACTTTATATCTTGAATCCACGCGTTATGAAGCTCATATGTCTGAATGGACTTATGTGTCGTGGCGTTCGCGTCGTCGGCGACGGCGCCGGGGTCGGCGGGGCCCATTTGGTAGATTTTGATCATTCCCGCGTTGGCGTGCGCCTGTGTGTGTGCGGCCTTCGTGAGACCATCGGACCCGTCGCGGGCTTTCGCGCCCGGGGCGATATAGCCGCCCTGCTTCATGTTCTGAAAAATGTTAATTGCCGCGCCGTTTGGCACATCTACAATCGTGCATGTAATAGGGTTCCATTCGACCCGACCTGGGAAAAAGAACGTATGATTTATGTATTTGTGAGCATACTCACCTACTTTGAAAGAAGGCTTCTCTACCTTCATCGCATAATGCATCTCTTTAATGCCGGAAAATTGAATTTTCCACCTAAAACCTCTAAAGGGTTCCAATTTTGTTTCATTCCAAAAAGTTGGCATGGGTCTGTTCTCCTATTAATATATAGTATCGTAATATGATTTTAATCGTTTAGTTATCGTCAAAAGATGCCCCAGTGTTTGTTATAACAAAGTCAACAGCAATAAATTCAATAGATCGTGCCGGCTTAAGCAGTATTTTCGCGTACATTACGTTTCTATCGATCAAATCAGGTGTTGTAGTCGTTTCATCCAATACGACTCGAAAATCTGTCAAGCCTCCGCCAGATTGAATCCCTGACAAGAAAGCCTTCGCGGGCATTACAAAGTTGTCCCACGTCTCCTGAACGTTTTGTTCGAACAAGAGGGTGGCGGAAAGTTGCGAAATGCGCTTTTTCACATGAATAAGCAGCCTTCTAACATTGATTCTATCCAAGGCAGATTGAAAACCCTGCAAGGTCTTTTGTCCGAAAATTACAATACCCTCAGACGGAAACGAAGCAATCGGGTTAACACTTAGTTCATAAAGATCATCGCGGTTCTTAGATGTAAGTGAGTGGCTCACTCCCATCACGCTTAGTCCTGCGGACCCTTCTGAAAGGCCACCTCTATTAAAGCCAGCGGGTGCGAACCATACCTCGGTCGAGTCGGCCGAGCTGCCCATTGTTCCGATCCCGGCCACTGACGGCGGCATCCAAACCGGTGTGCTGCCATCAAGTACCAGGACCCACGGAGCATACGTGCATGCATAGCTAGAGTTATATGTCTTCGCCTTAACATGGGCCAACAGACTTGGAATATCACCAAATCGAGCAGTCTCGGCGAGGTCGCGCGAATACTTTGGCTTATATATGTTCGGCATATCAATAACAGCAAGGGCGTCGCCGCGTTGTTCAGCGACCTGTACAATCTTATCAGTAAGCGAAGAATTTACAATCCCGGGAGCCGCTAACATATTGTACTCAACAAACTCAGCATCCGACACAATAGACAGCGCTTTGTTTAGTGCATTATAGGGTGCGCTCGCTTTATCAGAACTTTGGTCTGTTAGCACCCTCTCACACAAAGGGTTGGCCTCTGTGATATCGAAGCCATCAAACCCTCCAACAACTGGCAAGGTAAACCCGCCAATACGGTCACAAACTTCAGCAAAGCCGCCATCTGGGTGGGCGCCAACGACACTGCCGGGCAGAGGGTCAGTACCGGAAATGGTACCGTAACCGGCGGACGTCAAGTTCAGGGGCCCAGAGAAATCGCGGTCGTCGGTCGACACATCAACGTAATACAAATTCGATGCTCTTTCGTCGTCGTCAATCCCGGCAAGCTCCGCATTTGAAGTTGGTGGCCAGTCGCGTCTGCCAGTTCGGATTCCTCTCTTGATAAGCTCTATACTAAATTTAAAACTGACTTCGGATTTGCCGGATAGTCCGGACGGGTTAGCCTTCACCAAATCCAAATAAGACTTTTCAAGTGCATGAGATTGGGACGGCATGCCGGGCTTCCAGGAATCGACGCCCCAAAAGGCCTTCCTTTCGTCTGTGTTACTTGATTCGGCTCGAAGTCTCATGCTGGGGTAAGTGAAGGTCGTTGACCAGCCGTTTTCCGCGTCTGTTATTTTCCCGGTGGCCATGTTGCCGGCGGCGACATCGGTCCCGGTAGCCGGGGCATTACTCTGTGTAAGTGTAAGTTGCTTCATTCTGTCCGGACCGACGAAGGCTGCTGGCATCGAAGTGGCATTCCCTGCGCCAGAAGCAATATCTGGTGCCATTTCCACCCTGAAATAAGGACAATTGGACGGAAAAATGCCCCGCAGCTCTAAGCGGCGGTCGGCAGGTTTCCATTCATAATATTGGTCGCCGATGCGGCGCGCAAGATAGTTTTCAGAAGTGGGGTCCAAATTGCACCCAGTAAAGGACTGCAATCTTCCTTGGCTAGTGGCCAGATCAGATGCGCCGGCCATTCTTATATATACTGAAAATGTTCCATATGGATTTATCGTTGGGTTAGGGGCCGGTTTAAGATCCCCAATGGAAACAATGAGATTTCTACTCGTGTGGGCACCTCCATCGAGAGACACAAACCTAAACAGTGGACGAAGACCATCGAAATCAAACGCCGACATCAGGCCCTGGTGTTGATCCAGCACCCAAGGGGTTGCTGCTCTTGCTGCTCCAAACTGATATGAGGCGCCGTCTGTCAGAGGCAATACAACTCCATACATCTGGGCACCTAAGGCAGCTGAGGAAAAGTGATCCTCAAGGTCTTGCTCAAAGCTTTCCCCAAGCCAATGAGATTCCTGCTGTGCCGATGGTGTTATGCTTCCATTGGTGCTCGTCGGCGAAAGATTCAGTCCAGATGTATCTCTTATACCATCAAGCTTAAAATCAGCGTAAGTTGCGTGTGACTCTGTTGTATCGTTGACAAATGTGCTCAATCGAATTGCAAACTTTCCTGCAGCTGTCGATTTTATTACTTCACCAGCTTCGCCGAACGCGGCTGCTCCGTTGTGTTGCATATCTCCTGTTAGTGCAACACGAGTGTTTTCAGTGGCGTAAATTATAGCGGCTAGGCGGCCTTCTGCTAATGCAGCTGCGCCAAGCGTGACCGTACGATGGTCTGCGTCGCCGTCGGCGAGTCCGGAGATGTTTTGGGCGTTGGTCTCGCTCAAACCGCCAGATTCAATAAAGTGCGGCGAGTTGGTACCAAGCGCGTGATTCCAGACTACGATTGTATCATGTTCAGACGGTGTTGGTTGAATTGTCATGCCGCCTGATCCATCGAGGGAGACGGTCTGTACAAACGTATTTTTTCTGATTTCAACTGCAAGGAGAACCGCTAGCGCAGTTGGGGTCAGCGCGGCGTTCAGTGGGGCTACGTCGGCGAGAGAGACTATGTTGTCTACGTTGTTTCGACGAAAATTGATGATACCTTGACCGTTGACAAACGTTGTTTCGACGACACCAGGAACTGCTGCGCTGTTGACCGTAGCTGCGGCCATGCCGATGGGTTCATCCACAGCAACTATTCCAAAGGACTCTCCTGTGGCCGGCCCAGTAATTGTAAGAACGTTTGTTCCGTCCACGTAAGCAGCTGGTGCGGCCGGCCAGGTACCTTCACCACCGGTAAAGCCGCTAAGGCCTCCGCCGGCTGCGGCGGTGTTAATAGCTGTGACCAGGGCGGCGCCCATTGCGTCGCGGCCGGCTTCGTCTTGGGTCATATTGGTGGATGCCGTTGTTATAATCTGAATGGCGTCGCCAATGGCCGTTCCGTTAAAGGCCACTGACGCGAAAGCTGTCCCGTCGGCGGTCGCCACCGCGCCAAGTGTGATCGTGGCCTGATGTGCGGCGTTGGCCTCAGTGCCAACGCACTGAAGAGTTACGGAGGCTTGGGCGGCCTGGTTCGTCACAAATAAACCGAAAGCGCCACCATAAGTTCGAGCGACGGCGTTGACAGTTTTCGGTGTTGAATCAATCTTCCAGCCGGCTTCGCCCCCGGTGGCCGGGTTGGGATGTTGTTCACCAAGGACTCTCACGAAAGTCAAAGGAGAATTGTTTCTCAAATATGCTCTTGCGGCATATGCGCCATAATCAGGAGAAAGTAAAGTAGATCCATCTCTCCAAACATCTTCTCCAGCGCCTCCGGCGCCGGGTTCTCCAAATATGTTAACAAAATCCGAATAGGTATCCACTCTTACCGGTTGATAAGCTGGTCCCATTTTCGATGTGCCTATGATTAGAGGCCCCATTTCATCGGGCAGTGCGGGAAGTCTAGACTTATCTATCTCCTCTAAAAAGATCCCGGGTGATATGAACTTGAATTTGCTTGCAGACATTTGACTTAAATCTCCTATAATATTAATTTAGTAAATTGTAAATTAACTTCTTTTCTTTTTCAAAAAAATAAAACGATACTGGCTTTCAATAGTAAATAGTTAGTTTTTGCCTCAAAGGACAATTAATAAATAGAAAAAAAGAAAGAAAGCCCGGGGGTTATTCCCCCGGGCTGTGAAGGTAGGAAAATTGAAGTTATTCGCTATTACTGCTTAAGATACTGAACGACAAGTATGTCGTCACTATCAATTGCCGAAACCATGGTGATGGTATCTGCAGTACTAGAGCCATTCGCAGCATGTGCATAATCAGCGGTCGCACCATCAAGAGATGCACGCTGCAACATACCATTCAAATAGACCTTGAGAGATCCAGCCAAAACAACATCGGTTGCAGTTATGAACGTTGCTATAGTATCACCAGTTGTCATCTTCTTCGCACAAGTAGTACCTGGTGTGGTGGTAGTCGTACCCCGAACGGAGCTGGCTGCACCATCAGCACAAAACTGCAGAGAAATTGGTTCTAAAGTTATCGTGAGCGTAGTGCTCGATGCCGACGTAGTACACCCAACACCCGTAACAGTGAGAGTTTCATTGTCAGCAACATCAATAGAGCCCGAATCACTAGCAAGGTCCAAGTCAGAAGCAACCACCTGAGCGTCAACATAAGCCTTGATAGACTGCTGAGTAGCAAGCGCGGTAGCACTGTCTGTTCCCATTCCGTCTTCATCAAGAATAGTGGTAACTCTAGCGCCGGAACCAACTTGCAGGCCCGAATCGCTGATGTTCATGCGAGCTGTACCACCTGTTTCAAACGACTGGGTATCTGTGCCAAAAGCAATCTTGTTATTAGTATCACCAGTGTGAACAAGATCAGCTGCCATGGACAGGGTGCCAGTAACTGCGGCGTCACCGGTAACAGTAAAGTTATCATTAACCGTAGTCTCTGAAGTCGAGTGACCAATTGAGACCGCAACGCCGCTGGTTGCAGTAGCAAGGTTCAGGCCACCTGTGCCATCGATAGCAACGGCACCACCGTCGGCATCCATGTCGATTGATGCACCACCAAGCGTTAACGCTGCATCGGAATCCACCGTAACTGCGGCCGCGCCATCAACAACGAAAGCACCAGCTGAAGCTAAAGTAGCACCAGTGCCACCGTCATGTGTGATTTTTACATCTTGGCCTGCACCCATGGCGAAAATTGCACCATCAGACAAAAGATCAAGATCATCACCAATGACTGCGCTCTTAGCAACGCTCAAACCACCATCAGTCTGTAAGGAACCGTCAGTAGCAGAAGTTGCCTCAGTTGCATCATCAACAATGACACGCCCTGAAAAGGTACCCTGCGCAAACGAGGAACTACCAGTTGAGGTAATAGCACCACAGCCAACAGTACCAATAGTAGCAATGTTCTTGCTACCATCAAGGACAACAGCCTTCGAGGCTGCAGCAGTACCAGCAGTAATTCCATCAAGTTGCTCAAGATCAGCTTCGCTCATAGCAGCAGAGCCGATAATGAAAGAACCCACAGCGGTTATAGAACCAGCTGTTGTCAAGTTACCAGTAGAAGCTAACGTCATCTTAGCTGTTGCAGAGGCTGCAGCAGTTTCAGAATCAGCTGTTGTAAACACCAGTTTTGTAGCATTGGCATCTGCAGCGAAAGTTTCCTCTGCAATTGCATGAATACCAGCAGCAACTGTTGCACCGTCAGTACCATCTGAGTCGCCAGCGGCAAATTCCATCGAAGCAATAACCTCATCAGCAATAACCGCATCTTCTTCAGACTTAAGCTGTAAAATAACAGGCTTATCGTCCCCAGAATTTGTATTCGTTATCGTAAGCCCCTTATCAGCAACGTGAGTCAAAGTAATCTCGCTGTCCGCGCCAAAGCTAAGAACAGCAGCATCACTTATAAGCGAAAGATCATCACCGACAAACAAGTCTGCCTGCGTGGAAATACCGCCTGTCACTTTAAGTGCACCAGTTGTTGCACTAGAAGCGGCAGTGCTATCACTAACAGCAACGGCAGCACTAAAGGTCTTTGCTCCCGAAAATGTCTGCGTCGTGCTCAAGTGAGCAGTGTCAGCATCTAAATAAGCCGAAGCGATCACTCCACCTTGCCAAGTACCGGAACCGATAGTGCCAACCGTGACTAAAGAGGCAGCAGTTGCAAGGTTCGGCATGCTAGTAATTTCATCATCGAAATATCCAGCAAGGGCACGTACATCAACATGCTTCATAGTGCCGCCATCGTTAAATAGGACACCGTCGCCATCAGCAACAGTTACCGAATTACTAACAGATGAACCGCCATCAAGGAGTGCAAACTCAGCAGCAGTTACATTAGCATTAGAAACTGCTCCAGCCAATAAAGGAATGTGACCGGTCAAGTTCGGCAACGTGTAAGTTACATCAGCACCTGCAACAGCAGAGATCAAAGTTCCTTCATGACCGTCGTCAGTACCACCCTCAAACAAAACGCCGCTTGACGTAGAGATAACTTCCACCGAGTCAGTGACCGTTGTACCTGTAACAGTTAAGTTACCTGAAACAGTCAAATTATCAGCGATGGTGACCTCTGAAGTACTGTGACCGATAGTAACAGCAATGCCACTAGTTTCAGTCGCAAGCTTCAAGGCGCCGGTCGCATTCGTGATGTATGAGTTTGAACCATCATGATAAAGTTTCATATCAAGACCAGTACCAAACTCCGCGGAGGCGTTGTCGGCAAACTCAAGCGCGTCCTCAGACTTATCCCAAACCATATTTGCAGCAGCACCAGCGATAGTGATATCACCAGAAGCGTCAGCAGAAACAACTTTTGATGCTTCCGAGGTGCCAAGGGTGGTAAGGTCAGAGTAATTCAACTCTGCAGCAGATGCGCTAACAAGTGTACCACCCAGCTTCAAACCAACGGATGAAGCGTTGTGTGCGGCGATGTCAACATTTCTGTTTTCATCTAAAGCCAACGAGGTGGTTGTTCCAAGAGTGGACCCAACACCTAACACAAGATCGTCTGCTGAGTCATCAAGGCCCATATGAAAATCCTGTGCATTGCCGTCGAAAACCATCTTAGCATCTTCTGCACCGGCATCACCGATAACCAGAGTTGGGGTAGTACCGGCAATCACGACGCCGGCTGATGGGGCGGCAATACGAAGCTGGTCAGTTCCATCTTCATCATATTCGATTGAGGCATCACCAGCGGCGCCGAATTCGAGCTTAATGTCATCTCCAAATCTCATACTTGCACCAGCATAAAGAAGAACGTCATTGCCGTCTTCATCATACTCGAAAGAAGCATCACCACCCGTACCAAATTCAAGTTTGGTATCATCAGTGATTCTGATACTTGCGCCATCATATAGCAGGGTATCAGTGCCGTCTTCATCATATTCGAACGAAGCATCTCCGCCAGTACCAAATTCAAGCTTGGTGTCATCAGTGATTCTGATGCTAGCTCCATCATACAACAAAGTGTCTGTGCCATCCTCGTCATATTCA